TCAAACGACGAGATTCCCGTTCAACTAACGGCACTGCCGTTGAAATGACGAGATTCCCGTTAGCCTAACGGGATTCCCGTTGAGACGATGAGATTCCCGTTAGCCTAACGAGATTCCCGTTCAAACGACGAGACTGCCGTTGAGACGATGAGATTGCCGTTCGTCTAACGAGACTGCCGTTGAGATGACGGCATTGCCGTTGAGACGACGAGACTGCCGTTCATCTAACGGCACTGCCGTTGAGATGATGAGATTCTCGCCAAGATGACGAGACCCTCGTTCACCTAACGGCACTGCCGTTGAGACGACGAGACCCTCGTTATGATGACGAGACCCTCGTTGAGATGACGGCACCGCCCGCGTTGTCAGATGCGACAACGCACCGTTTACGTTTGAACGTTTACAGGAGTTAACTCCCATCGGTTTTTGTCGATAATGTAAGTGACACAGGCAACGAATGGAGGAACGACATGACCATCAACTTCGACACTCACGACTACTTCAACAGTCACCTCCAGGCACCGCGTGGGCGCGGGGGTTGGATGTTCGCCCTCGACCTCGACGAAGCAAGGCGCGGCGAATATCGCAACGTGCTTTCCAGCCCGAGCATGACGTACGCCGATGCGAAACGTTGGGCGCGCGCGGAAGTCACCGCTCGGATATTCGCTGGGCGTCTCCCGCAGGAAGTCACCCTCTACGTCCTCGCCTAACCCGAAACACGACAACGCACACACAGGCGCATCACCGGGAGGAACGACAATGGCACGACGCATCAGATCATCCGACCCCCAGCGACACCGCGTCTACGACTGGGAACGCGGGCACGTCATGTCGCACGACGCAATCGCCGACCGGGGACCCGTGCCCCGCGCCAAGGACTTCATCACCTGCCCCGCCTTGCGTGCGTGCGTCGAATTGCGCGAAGGGCAGTCCGTCAATTGGGACGATCTCACGAAGGATGAACGCGCTCGCTTCAACCGCGCCCTCCGGGCTTACAAGCGTGACGAATATTCGCCCGAGCTCGGATACATGACGCTCGACGAAATCGCCGACCTCGTCGCCCGCTGCCTGAAACGTTGGCACGCTGGCACGTCCGTTCACGTCGATGCGACCTCGGGAAGTTGCGCTCACGCGAACGCCTACCACATGTCGTTCCCACGCTGGGCGCGTCGTCGTTCCATCGCGTTGCACGAGATTGCGCACGTGATTTCCGACCGACTTTGGCACACCTATTCCCACGGCCCCGAGTTCATGGCGGTTTACGTCGACTTGTGTCACACATACATGGGCCTGTCGAAACGCGAATTGCGTCGCACCGCCCGCGAGTACGGCATCATCATTCAACCTGGGGCCTATTGCTACGGCGGGTCACACCCGCGCACTGTCGCGACCGAGTGGGCGTGACGTCACACAACAACCGGAGGACGACATGACCGAATGGCTACATCTCCGCACGACGCCCGACGCGAATGGCAACCCGCGTCGTCTCTACGTCGAATTGGAACCCGGTGGGGTAACCTTCAGAAGCATCGTCGATGAAGGCTACGAAGGACGCGCCGCCGCCCTGCGGGCGGGGATGCCCGATTCCTACGAGCCCGTCGATCTCCACATTACTCCCAACGAGTATCGTCTACTAAAAGGCATGATTGACTACGAGGGGAAATGATGTCTCAGTTCGAGCGAGCGCTTGAAGTGGCGCGGCAACTTGGTGCCGAGGACGGCAAGGGTAGCGACCACGACTGCGACCTGTCAGGTGAGTGGGCTGACCGCGAGAGCGGACCGCAGGTGTACCAACGCATCATCGACGCTGCCGAAGCGCAGGTCCCCGATGATGAAGAATGGTTCACCGAGCTGCTCGATGCGTACGAGTGTGCTTACAACGAGGCCAGGGAGGCGGAATGATGCCGCACTACGTCGTGACCCTGTTGACCGACGCCCACGACTTCGTCGAAGGCGCGGCTGTGGCCGAGGTGTGGGCACCTAACGTCGACGAGGCCGTGCTGTCGGCTCTGGCGTTCGCCGCGTTGCAACATCCCGACTTCGTTGAACGGTGTGAACGTGCGCACGTCGTCACCGACGACGCGTCTTCCATCATGCGCGATATACCCTACGCCACGCGTTTGCGCTTCATGCCTGACGGGGCGTGACGCACGCGTTCTAACGCACGGTGGCGCGACGCGACGCGCGAAGGAATATAGTACGTCGAAGGCGTAGGGCCAACGCGCCACCGTGCGCCCACGTCGCGGGAACGACGCCTACGCACGGCGTTGCTCACGTCGACCCTCACGCAACACGACGGATGAACGCGGGCGCACCACGCGCCCGCTTTCGTTTGCCCTCACGCGCATCCGTGCGTAGACGTCACCACCGTCATTTCCACGCGCCTTTCCGCGCCTAGACCCTTGAGCGCGATGTACTACATTCGTTCACGTATGACCGTCGCGTCCATGCACGTTAGAATGCGTCATCGCTTGACTCGACGACGTGTTGAGATGCAAACTGTGCCCGATGGCGACCTTGACCGATCTTCAACGTGCGTACAACGCGCTCGCCGCGAAAGCCCTGCCGTATCGCACCTTGTGGGCGTACTACGACGGCGAGCAACCCCTCCGCTACGCTAACCCCAACCTGAAGACGAAATTCCGCAAGTTGGTCGAACACTTCACCGCCAACTGGTGCGCTGTCGTCGTCGACTCCCTCACCGACCGCCTCGACCTGTCGGGCCTGTCGTGCGAGGACGAGGACGCGGCCAACGTTCTATCGCAGACGTGGGATGCAACCGATCTAGACATCGAAGCGGAGGAAATCCACAAGGCTGTCAGCGTCACCGGCGAGGGATTCCTCGTCGCCGACCTCGACGACGAAGGACGAGTCGTCCTGTTCGCTAACCCGCCCGAGATATGCCACGCATTCTACGAGCCTGACAACCCGAAGAAGAAACGGTATGCGTGCAAGTGGTGGGTCGACGACTACGACGGACGTCGTTACCTGACGCTGTATTATCCCGACCGCGTTGAACGTTACAGGAGCAAGGGCAAGGCCGAGAACGTGTCATCGGCCAACGCGTTCGAGCCGACCGAGGACTTCAGCGCGCCCAATCCCTTCGCGCCCGCCATCCCCGTGTTTCACTTCAGGCGCGACAGGCGCAGCGGGCGCGGGGAATTGCAGAACGTCATCGACCTTCAGGACGCGTTCAACAAGCTGTTCGCCGACATGATGATGGCGTCCGAGTTCGGGGCGTTCAAGCAACGCTACGTTATCAGCAACGCCGACACTGCCAAACTCAGGAACGCGCCCAACGAGATATGGGAGATCCCCGCAGGCGAGTCGGGCGAGCAACCGACCAGCGTGGGGCAATTCGAGGCGACCGAACTCGCCAACTTCAGCGGAGCGATGGACTTCATCGCCAACAAGGTCGCGGTGATTACACGCACGCCGAAGCATTACCTGCTCCAAGTGAGCGACCCATCGGGCGAAGCGTTGCTCGCCATGGAAGCTCCTCTGGTGAAGAAGGCGACATCGTACCAGAATCGCCTCGACCCGACGTGGCGTGAGGTCGGAGCGTTCTTGCTCGAACAGTACGGCTACGTCGTGACGCGCGACGCGGTCAAGGTTCGTTGGGCCGACCCTCGCACCGTGCAACCGATTGCGGAGGGCCAAGCGCGACAACTCGCGATTGCCGCTGGCATCCCGCTCGACTTTTGGCTCGCGCATCGTGAGGGCTGGACGCCTGACGAAGTGCGCGAGATGAACGCAGCGCAAGCGGAAGCGCAATCTCGTCAGTCGTTGAGCATGGGCGAAGCGATGGTTCGTGCCATGCGCAACTTCAACGGCGGCGACAACGGCACGACGGTGGGGGAGGGCAACGTTGCCGCTCCAACGGTGTCAGTTGGAGGGTAAACCGGGCTGGCGCTGGGGCGAGGCCGGGCAGTGCTACACCTACACGCCTGGCGTCGCGTCGTCTGAGGCGATAGCGAAGAAACGCGCGTTGGCTCAAGCCCTCGCCATCTCTTACTCGCAGAAATCAAAGGGCAACAAGCCCGACCTCGGGGCCTAACGTGGCCGAGGTGCCTCGCGTCGTCGCCATGGCCCGCGAGTTCAAGGCCGACCTCGCGCGGCGCGAAACAACGAACGTTGCGGAAATGGCGACGCGCTACAGGTCGGTCGTCAAGGCCCTTGAGTCGAGCATCGAAGCTCTCGCCGCTCGCCTTGCGCACGAAGCTGAACTCGGCGTCGTGCCGACCAAGGGCGCGCTCTACCGCATGAACCGTTACGCCGAGTTGCAAGCGCAGATGGCGCAAGAGATGAAAGGATACAACGCCTGGGCCAAAGCGCGCATCGAGGCGACGCGTCACGATATGGCGGGCATGGGCGTGCAACATGCCGACGCCCTCGCTAGAGCCTCGGGCCTGCGCGCAACGTTCGACCGTTTGCCCGCAGCCAATATCGAACAGATGGTGGCGCAACTTCAGGCCGATGCACCGCTGGGCGAATTGTTGGTCAAGGCATACGGTGACGCCGCCGACGAGGTCGCCAATCGACTCCTGCAAGGCGTCACCCTCGGGCAGTCGCCGCGCGCCGTCGCTGAGAACGCATCGAACGCGCTCGGCATCCAACTCGACCGCGCCATGACCATCGCGCGCACCGAGACGTTGCGCGCTTACCGCGAGCCGCAGCTTGAACGTTTCACGCAACTCGGCATCACCGAGTACAAGCGCATCGCCACTCACGACGAGTTGACGTGCATCGGGTGCCTCGTTGAAGACGGCGAAGTGTACTCGACTCCGGACGGATTCGACGCACACCCAAACTGTCGTTGCACGGCGGTGCCAATCGTTCCCGGGGCCGAAGCGCCCACGTGGCAGAGCAGCGAAGAATGGTTTTCAAGCCTTGACGCCGAACAACAATTAGCCATGATGGGGCCTGGGAGATATGAGCTGTGGTCGTCGGGTGCTGTAAATTGGGCTGACATGAGCGCGAGGACGTGGAATGATACGTGGGGAGGCGCGATTGGTACTAAATCGGTCGACGCCTTGCGCACAATTGCCGAAGCTGTGAAAGCCAAAGGCGCGTGACAGGAGGGCCGTGATGGCGAACGACGCCAAGAACGACAACGAGCAGAACCGAGGGACGTCGCCCGACGCGGGGCAGAACGACGAACAGAACGGCGCGTCACAGGACGGCGGGCAATCCTACGAGACGTTGGAACAATGGCTCGAAGAACACGACAAAGATGGCATCGTTTCGTCGCTCGTCGAAGGCAAAGTGGCGAAGCTTATGAACGCCCTGCAACGTGAACGCGAGAACAACAAGACCCTCAGTACGCAACTCCGCACGGCGGCGAAATCAGCCCCGAGCGATGAGTTGAAACACCAATTGGAAGCAATCGCCGACGAGCGTGACGCTGCGGTCAGGCGTGCGGACTTCTACTCGGTTGCAGCTGCGGCGGGATGCACGAACATCGACGCCGCCTACCACATTGCTGTCGCCGAGGGAGCGTTCGACGCTTCGGGCAGGCCGAACATCGAGGCCGTGAAGGCGAAGGTGCCCGAGCTATTCGGGACGAGGCCGACGCCGGGAACGACGGGCGCGGGACGCGGGGCGACTGGCACGCCGTCAGCGTCCAAGTCGATGAACGACCTTATCAGGGAGGCGGCAGGCATCAGGTCCTGACCGTCACGGAAGGAGCGTCAGATGGCTTACATCACTCGCGACGGCACCTCGGCACTCGTGCCCGAGGACTACGTCAGGGAAATTCAGAAAGAAGTCAGCGAGGGCGGCTCAATTGCCCTCAGCAAGATGCGAAAACTCCAGAACATGAGCCGCAATCAGACTCGCATCCCAGTCCTGTCGGCTCTCCCGACCGCTTACTTCGTGCAGGGCAGCCACAGCGCTGGCGCAAGCGACGACGGCAGCCCCGGCCTGAAGAAGACCACCACGATGGAGTGGGCGAACAAGTACATCTACGCCGAGGAACTCGCGGTCATCGTGCCTATCCCGCAAGACTTGCTCGACGACTCCGACTACGACATTTGGGGCGAGGTCAAGCCCTCCGTGGTCGAGGCCTTCGGCGTCACGCTCGACGCCGCCATCTTCCACGGCGTGAACGCGCCCGCTGCGTGGCCGCGTGACATCCTCAGCGCCGCCACCGCCGCGTCGAACACCGTGACCCTCGGCGCCGGTGCAGACATCTACGACGACATCCTCGGCCCTGGCGGTTTGTATGCATTGGTCGAGGACGACGGTTACGTGGTCAACGGCGCGGTCGCCGTGCCTTCGATGCAAGCTGAGCTGCGTGGTTTGCGTGATACGAACGGGCAGCCCATCTTCAAACGTGAGGGCGTGCAGGGCTCGACCGTTTACACTATCGACGGCACGCCGCTCGATTTCGTCCGCACGGGCGCGCTCGACGATACCAAGGCCCTGATGGTCGCGGGCGATTGGTCGAAGCTCGTCTACTCAATGCGCCAGGACATGACGTACAGCATCCTCACCGAGGCTATCATCCAGGACCCCGACGACGGGAGCATCCTGTACAACCTCGCGCAGCAGGACATGGTGGCCCTGCGGTGCGTCATTCGCCTCGGTTGGCAGTGCCCGAATCCCGTCAATCGGATGAAGCCCGTAGAGGCTCATCGATTCCCGCTTGGCGTGTTGACGCCTCCGGCGAGCAGCGATAATTGAGTCGAGGAATAATGGGGCGCCGCGCCGTGAGGATTTCACGGCGTGGCGCGCTCACTTCCTCGGTCACCTCGGCGTGAGGAGGTAAACGTGGGCGCGTCGACGTCACAGGTTGAACGGGTCAAGCGGCTCTGCGCCATCGAAGCGAACGACGTCATCTACAGGGACGACGTGGTGGCCGAGTTCATCGAGGGCCACCCGGTCAACGACTCAGAAGGTCGCGCGCCTGACGACGACCTTTGGGAGGAAACCTACGACCTGAACTTCGCCGCCGCAGACATCTGCGAGGAGAAGGCGGCGGCTGTGGCTGCGCGCTTCGACTTCAACGCAGACGGCGGCAGTTATACTCGCTCGCAAGAATTCGACCATTGGTCTCGCCTTGCCAGTCGCTACCGCAGCCGCAGGTTTGCCGTCAGTCATTCGCTCAGGTCGAGTCGTCCTTACGTCATGAACGACGCGGACGACGACCTGACACTGTCGTCGGACGGCAACCTGGTACTGCCGTCGGACGACGTCGAGTTAGGGCCTTGAGATGCGCTATGCATGTTGCATAGTTTCCATCAAAGCGAACCTGCGTTCGCGTCCGTTGCCTCGGGAGGCGGCGCACGGTTTCGACGGTGGCGCGCGGCCACGACAAACGCAATATGGACACACATTGGCGCGTGTCCAGCGTCGGAAAGCGCGTGGTGGGCGCGGTGGCGCGATCTGACGAGGGGGCGTGAAGATGAGCAAAGCGTTCACCTCAGACGAATTGGCGGGCATGACAGCTGCGCAGGAAGACCACATGATGGACACTTGCCAAGTGGGCAGACGCAGCATCACTCAGAGCAGCAGCGGTCACCCGGTCCCCGAGTATCAGTACGGTGACGACGTCGCCTGTGGATACGCCGACAAGGGCAGCAAGATCGCTGAGCGTTCTGACGGGTCGCCCGTCTTCAGCGATGCATCCCTCCGTTTACCGCTCGGCACGGTCATCGCT